TAATCTTTGAGTATCTGCTTCGCCATTTGTCCTCAAACTGAATATATTAGTCCTGGATGTCCGCTGTGTCTGTCTCTCTTCCAGATGTTTTATTGCATCATCCCGATCTTCAAACCTGTCCGGATCTTTTTCCATAATGTAATCCACCTTGTCCTTAATCCCGTGCTTCATCCACCAGTCCCATTGCTTCATTTCATTATCCGGATCAGGAAACTCCATTTCGGCAAAGTCCACACTGAAATCCTCCGGCAATACACGACCTGTCATAACACCTATGATCTGGCGTTCCACCTGGTACAACTCACGCTCAATCATCCTGAATTTGTCAGCGTCATCTTCACGTGCTTCCATCAATTCAAGGTTTTCCAGTTTTATACTTACACCCGATCGGTTCGATGTCAAGCCGAAATCAAAAGCAATATGATGATTGGAACAGATATGTTTAATTTGATGCTCTATGCCGGCAATGATGGAATTTACGTCCACCTGATTGCCAACGCTGTTTAATGTGCCGTCCTCAATTTCGAGGATTTTATTTAAACCCAGCTCAATCTTACTTGCGTCCACCCTGCCATTGACGTATAACTGTCCGCCTGCTGCACGGATATGCCTTTGCAGCATAGTGGCGGAAATGTCTATTTGCTGATTAGCAAGAGCAATGTCCGCTCCTTCACCCTCATTGAAATACTCATCCACAATCGTATTTGGCTGAATCGTCACGAACGGAAGCATCATGTACGGATTTAGATTGCCTTCATTGACCGAGATAATGCGCCCTCCGGCGTTAATTAAGAAATGTTCGTCCTTCGACCAATATACAAATACATCCTCCTGACTCTGCCTCGTGTCATCCACCGGCTTGTCTTTTGGATATATAATAGCTTCCACTTCCAGCGGATTATCAGGATTTAACGCCACTTGATACCGCAGAATAGGACGGTAGTGTATCTGTTGACCATCCCAGTGAGTATGAATTAACATCGTGCCGAGCAGATTATGGATCCGCTCAAAGACTTTCATCTGATAGTCTTTATTTTTTAAGAATACAGCGTAATCGGCGTTATCATCAATGCCTACCTGACGCACAGGCGGATTCTTGTAAACCATACTGATTCTGTTGATCAATCGTTTGGTGAAATTGGTCGTATAAAGCGGAAACTCTTTTTGTAATGTACCGGTAAAATAATTGGTAATATATTTCTGTGTATTGGAGTACTGATAATAATCAATCAGCTTGTCCCTGTGTTCAAACATTTTATTCTGATTGATAGATTTCAGTCGTTCAATACTCTCGGCGATAACCTGTTGTGCATTGGAGAAGTATATCATGCCATATATGTCCTTGTCGTTGGTCTGCGCACCGGATATTCAAAGTCAATGAAATAGCCGAATCCGTCAGAGAAGTGGGTTAAGTCCTTGTTGCTTTTATCAATCTCACGTGTGCCTTCCTTGTTTACTGTCTGCTCCAAATCCCGGATAAAGCCTCTGCACTTTGGCGAGATAATACAGGAATCCATAATCTTATTTGTGCTGTTAACCCGGTCAATGACTGCCGGTGCCGTTCTCTTTGCTATGACCTTAAATCCTTCATTGCGCAGGATGTCATGATCTGTAAACAGGCTGGATGTTTTCCTGGCTCTGCCGGACGGATCAGGATAAACGGTGATCTGCCGGTTATTATAGCGGCGTTTAATCTCTCTTGCAATGCGTTCTGTCATCAATTCGTGTCCGCTGTTATGGTGTATTTCAACTTCATCGAATACACGGACTTTCGGCTTGTCATGATAGGTTTGGCATAATACCGCTGTGATGGGATCAACATTGAAGTCCATACCCACGGATATTGGTAAGGCAGGATTATATTGTACGTCTTTGACGTTTTTGTCTCGGTCGAATACATAGTAGGTTTGTCCGAATTGCAGGTTAACAAATTCACCGTCCAGGTATGCCTTCTGCAATCTCTCATCATAGTTCTGCATAAGCGATTCAATAAAGGCTGGCGGCAGTTTAGTGTTATCACTCGTTTTGCCTTTTACAATGTCGTATCCTGGTTTCGGCTCATCCACCCAATACGACCATACCCATTTGAATCCTTCCGGTGTGGTAGATACAAATCCTGTCAAAGTATTACCATCACGTAAGCGAGACAGACCCATCTTCCATGGCATATCGTCCTTTAACTGGTCGGCTTCATCAATGCCGAAAGAGGCAAGGTTCAATCCCGCCCATCTTTGATAATTTTCTGCTGATCGTAAAAGCACATCCGCCCATCCACCTTTCCATTTAACACGGTAACGCATTTCTGTTGCTGAATATTCATAAGCAAATCCGATCTCATGCAGGGCGTTCTCCAGGCATGGACGCAGGACATCACGTACCATTGGATAAGTCGGCTCTGCAATCAGGATACGTTTACCTGGATTCTTGCCACATTCCTTTAATGCACGTAAACAAAAGGCTGTTGTCTTGCCTGAACCGTAACCAGCAACCAAAGCGGAATACTTGTTTGTCTGATGGACAAAGTCCGATTGGTGCTGAAACAGTTTATATGACTTCTGTGTTGAATCCACTTGGTAATTCTCCTGTCATTACCTCTTGCTTTTCAGCCTGTCCAAGTATCTGCTTGCCCAACCATATAAGCATAGCCACATTGCCTTTCTGCGCTGCTTTCATCTGCCATTGTCTTAATCTGATTTTACCATTTTCTTTGCCTTTTGCAATACTTCCGGCATAAGTTTTTCTGATAACGTGTTCACCAACATCAAAGAATGATGCTATTTCGACATTAGTACATCCAAGCCCTGCCAACTTTTCAACCTGATCTGTGTCTATATTATATTTTTTAGGTCTTCCCAATACGTTCCGCTTTCTTTCCTGTAAACTGTTCGTATCGCTTAACAATAACATCACAGTAATGCGGGTCTATTTCCATACCATAACACTTTCTTCCTGTCTTTTCACAGGCTATTAGTGTTGTTCCTGAACCCATAAAAGGGTCATATATTTTATTTTTATTATTGTTTGAATAACAAATTATTGCAGTATATGGCAATTTTACTGGAAATGGTGCTGAATGTTTCTTACCTCGATTACTGTCTGTTGATATTTCCCACACATTGCTTATTGGTATGTCATTCTTATGTTTATCCTCAAACACAGGGAATGAATCATTGTCCTTTTGGAATACAAGACAATTTTCAAAACTAAATCCAGGATAATATAAATTTTTTGTTTTCTGGTGTGATAGCCTAATACCTGTAACTCCTTGTTTTTTCCATATTATTGCATCAATATAAATCAATCCTGATTGTTCTAACATTATGGAATGTTTGGCGCTTATGTGTTGATTATTTGCCGAATCATCCCCAATATTCCAAAATACAATCGAATTGTCATTTATGATTATTGATTTAACAACTAATATCATATCATTCATATATGAATCAAAAGTATCCCAATGTGAATATTCTCGCTGATTCCAATATGGAGGACTGGTTAGCACCATATCAGCCTTATTCCCATCCATCAGCCGTTCAACATCTTCCTTCTTTGTCGCATCACCGCATAAAACTCTATGTTCACCTAATAGCCATAAATCACCTGTCTTGGTTATGGCTTCTTCTACTTCGGGTATTTCGTCATCGTCAATTAAGCCTTCAACTTCTTCATCTGAAACAAATCCGACTAATTCATCTTCATTAAAGCCCCATTCAGTCAATTCATCTATTTCAAACAAATTTGCCAAAACATCGAAATCCCATCCACCTGTATTCTTGTTTAGACGAACATTTAATTCCCGTTCCTTATCGTATGTCAATTTCACTTCAACGGTAGGCACTTTATTAATACCCATATCAGTAGCGACACGTACCCTCTGGTGACCGCCCACAATGATATTCTTGCGGTCTTTATGATTGTTAACCACAATCGGGTCAACCAATCCGAACCGTGTGATTGAATCTTTTAGGTGTTTTTGCTGGTCTTTGGTGAGTTGTCGAGGATTGTATTCTGCAAAGATTAGATCCCCGACATTTCTTTGGATTATCTCCATCTTGGTTTAACCTACCAAAATGGACTTTGAGGATGTTACCTAATTATTTTTAGGTTTTCCATATATGATGAGTTCGATTGATTTCTGTCCGAGGTGAAATTCTCTCTCTATAATTCCGATCTTTTCCTGCCGTGACTTAGTCGTGTAGGACAATCCATGCCAGAACGCCTGTACCTGGAGGTTGCGGACAGCGGTGTGGTTTATGAGACTGTAGGGTGAATAGGTGAGCTGTACATCGGTCATTTTTTATCCATATTTAGGGAATGGGTGAGCTGTTCGTCCAACGTCACCCTCCCCCCTTTAAAACTGGCTATCATTTATTTTTTAGGTGTTTTACCTTTTTCTTTTCCGGCAAAAACAGTTCTTCCCTGTCTGGAATTTCCTTTAACATTTTATACGCCTCAAGTTTTAACTTCATGACGTTTAATTGTTTGCCAAACCCATTGTTTATTTCAACAGCCTCACCACTTTTATAAAAACCATCTTTGTCAATTAATGATTTTAAAACTCCTCTGTGAGCAGTAACCATGTCGTCAAAATCACTAAAGTCGTTTATTTGCTTTTTACCTATTTTCATTTTACTTCTCCTTTGTTATTCTTATAATTTTCACATACTGTCTTTTTGCCTCTACTAACTCTTGAGGTATATCTTTATGCTTCAAACTGTTTCCACTTGTTAATAATTTTTTTATATACGTATCAGAAGGAGCTTCTCTGTATTTTTTATTAAGTTTATTAATTTTTTCTCTATTCTTTTTTGAGTACTGACTACTATGCTTTATATGCATATCTCTATATTTCCAATATTCTCTTTTTTTATACTCTTTTAATTTTTCAGGATTATTTTTTAGATATTCTTTATGTTTATCTAAATATTTTTTAGGATTTGCTTTATATTTCTCTCTCCATTGAGCATTTAATTTATCTTTATTTTTTAAAACCCATTCTCTGCCTTTTTCTTTTCCACCTCCTTCATAATAATATCTTTTCTTCATTTTAAGTATTTTTTCCCTATTTTTACTTCTATACTTCCTGTTAATTTCTGCTTTACAAGGTCTACAACCAGTTCCTTTTGGGGAAAAATTATCAGAATATTTTTTGCAATATTTACATCTCTTAATCATTATTTTCTTTTTTTATCAACCTTTTTATGTTTCCATGTTTTACGTAATTCCTGCCAGTATTTATACATCCTTAAATCGCATTTCTCCATGTGAGCAAATAAGCAATCAAGACACATATATTTACCGCAAACATCATGACGACAACACCATTCTTCCTTATTCCAGCCACCACATAATTCACACGGGCAATATTTCAATCTGCACGTCTGTTTTTGGATGGCTGTCCGGCTTGCAATAGCGTTTCTCCGCCTCCACCTGTGCGATCTGGCGGTCGTCTGTCCAATACATTCCGTTCAATGCGTCCTCCACTAATTTGATAAGATTACTTGTGTCCGGTGCAGATGTGTGGTAATGCGGTGATGCTTCTTTTAACAGATGGGCGTATTTGCCGGTTCTGTAATGGTTTTTTGGTCTTGGCATATAGAATATCAATTTCAGGCGCAAGGCTCCGTTTAATGGCTCTCCGGGTCGTTTTAACGCTGCCTGTGTAGCGAATGACTGTTTATCTTTTACGGACGGGTCGTATGTACGTCCATTTCGTGTATGACGGTGGCGTTTTAGCGGTCGTGGTATGCCGTTAACTGTGAATTTCATCTTCTTTTGTGTTTGAAAGGCTGAAAATAGCAGCGGCTAAAAATCCGCAGTAAAAACCAAAAACAAAGATAGCCAACCAG